GTAGTAGTAGGTGGTGTTCGAAGATCTGCAATGATAAGTTTATCTAATTTATCAGATGACAGAATGCGTCATGCTAAGTCAGGTAACTGGTGGGATAACAATCCACAAAGAGCTTTAGCAAACAACTCTGTTTCTTATACAGAGAAACCAGATAGTATATCATTCATGCGAGAATGGTTAGCACTAGTAGAATCAGGAAGTGGAGAACGAGGTGTATTTAATAGAGAAGCATCTAAAAAACAAGCTGCAAAAAATGGTAGACGTGACCCTGACTTTGAGTTTGGCACCAATCCGTGCAGCGAGATTATCCTTAGACCTTATCAATTCTGTAATCTTACAGAGGTTGTTGTACGAGCCACTGACTCGATTGAAGACTTGGAGCGAAAGGTCAGATGTGCCACAATACTTGGGACGATCCAAAGCACGTACACCAAATTCCCATATCTGCGAAAGGTGTGGAACCGAAATACCGAAGAAGAGCGACTGCTCGGTGTGTCTCTCACAGGGATAATGGATAACCAACTACTAACAACTAAGAACAAAGGATTGGAGAAAACACTTGAACATTTACGAGAAGTTGCTATTTCTACTAATACTACTTGGGCTGACCGCCTTGGCATTCCAACAAGTGCAGCGATCACCTGCGTTAAGCCAAGTGGAACTGTATCACAATTGGTTGACTCCGCATCAGGCATACACCCAAGACACTCACCGCATTACATAAGAACTGTAAGAGGTGATAATAAAGATCCACTAACACAGTTTATGAAAGATCAGGGTATTCCAAGTGAAGCTGACTTCATGAAGCCAGATCAAACAACTGTGTTTTCATTTCCAGTTAAAGCTCCTCAAGGAGCAATAGTCACTGACAATGTCTCAGCTATTGAACAACTAAATACATGGTTGATGTATCAAAGACATTGGTGTGAGCATAAACCTAGTGTAACAATTAATGTAAGAAAGGATGAATGGTTTGAAGTAGGTGCATTTGTTTACGAGCATTTTGATGAGATGTCTGGAGTAAGTTTCTTACCTTACAACGAACATACTTATCAACAGGCTCCATACCAGAGTTGCACAAAAGACGATTATAAAAAATTATCCAAAGTAATGCCAAAAAGTATTGACTGGGCAAAGCTTTCAGGGTATGAAAAGGAAGACACTACTGCGAGCAGTCAGACCTTTGCTTGTACTGGTGATGTTTGTGAAATCGTAGATATAGGAGCATAGTATATGCAACCAGTTAGAAAACAATTTAATCGTGCTTTATACGAAGCCTATGACACTAAAGCTAAAGATGCTCTTATAGCATATCTTTTGAAGAAGGGTCATGTGTTAGTAAACACAGAAGAAAATTATCATGTTGATGTTATCTCTCAGAAACATGGTTACACCTACTTTAATGAAGCTGAAGTTAAGGTAGCTTGGGAAGGAGACTGGCCTGAGCATTGGAAGGAGATTAGAATACCAGAACGTAAGCAACGACTACTCGATAAATACCAAGGTGAAAACGGAGTCTTAAACTTCTATGTCTTTCGTAAAGACTTAAAAGAAGCTTGGCGTATTCGAGACTACCTACTAACTAAAGAAAGTTTAGCAGAAGCAAAGGGCAGGTATATTAGAAAAGGTGAACTGTTCTTTCATATTCCATTTACAAATGCGGAGTTAATAATACTATGATAAATTTTGATGATGCAATAGCACAGTTATCTGAAGATACTATAACTATAACTGACGATAGTCCTACAACACTTACTATGGGTAATGACTATGATCCAGTAAGTAAACCTCAACACTACGGTCAAGGAACAATAGAATGTATTAAGTATATAGAAGACTTCTTGACGGATGAAGAGTTAATAGGTTACTATAGAGGTAATATTGCAAAGTACCTTCACAGATGGCGATATAAAAATGGCGTTCAAGATTTGGAGAAAGCACAATGGTATTTAAGCGCACTGGTCCAACTACAAAAGCGAAAGTAGCTAAACCTTTCAATCAAGGCTATAGAGGTTTCCTAGTAGGAAACTTAATTAACCCCTATGTTCCAAACACTAAGGATCATAGGGACTGGGAGTTTGGCTTTAACAAAGCCTACTTCAAAAACAAGGAGCAAGTACTTGACAAAGAGTCTCGAAGAAGAAGCTAAAAAGTTTGCTAAACAAAAACGTAAGCCTTCGACTGTCAAGGAGTTGACACCTAGATTATATTTAGCAGGTCAAGCTATGGGTGGTTTTATTGCAGCAGGTAGACAGACTTGGCGAATGGAAGAGATACGAAAGGCATCGTATGATTGGGCAGATTATATGTTAGAGGATGATACATAAAAAAAGAGGGGGCGTTTAGCCCCCTTTTGTTATTTATTTATGTTAAAATCTTTTACATCATCCCAAACATCTAATAAACTTTTTATTCTTAAAAGTGTTGTTACACCATCCTCAGTTTTTATTAAATCTTCTAAATTTTCCTCGACCCCAAGAAACTCCATAACTTCTCTTACATCTTTTTTGTTTTTCTGAGAAAGAACTCTAACTAAGTTTATACTTTTAGGTAATCCATTTTCTACAACTTCTATAACATTTTCTTTTACTTCTTTGGCCATGAGATCTAAAATTCTTCTCTTCTCTGGTAAAGGTCTTTCAAAATAATCAGGGTTATTGTTAAGATATTTTAAAGCAGCAGATTCAAAAAATGGAGCAGCTATATTATCCATTACATTTTTTACTTCTGCAGGACCATTAAATTTTATAGACTTCCAATATGGTCTTTCTGCTGCATTCATCATTTGCTCTATTAGATTTGGTATGGTGGTTTCTCTAATACCAAGTATTTGTTTACCTACATTATTAAAATATTGAGTTCCTCTAGTTGGAGTAGCTCTTTTTTCTAAATCTTTGGATGTTCCAATAATATTGTCTATGTATTTTAACATATTATTAGTAGTCTCTGCACCCTGTCTCCTATCGGGATTCATGTTACCGTCTGTTACTAACCCCGTTATAACATTCAAAGGATCGAAAGGTCTTGTAACACCTTGAAACATTCTAGAAGGAAATTTAGGAATTAATTCTAATAAAGGTGTATAGTTATTATTATTAACTGCTTCAGTTCCTGCATAGTGTAAAGTTGCTTCAAACCCTGTGAGATCACGTATTGCCTGACCGCCAAGCTGCAGTGCTAACTCTGAAAGTAAATCTGGTGGAATGTTTTCTCTATTAAATTTATCTAAACTAAATTCAAAATTTCCAGTTCCTGCACCTAAACCATGAGCAACTATTTGAGATGTCAACCTCATAGTAGAAGCTGGCCAATCATACCTTTTATCTTGAATAGTACCATCTGGTTGTGGATCTTGAGTATACGTTAAATTATTTTCAATTCTTTCTTTAGCACCCATTCCACTTATTCCAAATGGATCTGCATAAATTCCTAGTCCAACAGCACTCCAACCAACAATAGCTTTAGCTAAAAGCTCTTGACCTTCTTCAGTTGCATAATCTATATTGACACCTAAAGCTCTTTTAAATGCATGGTTAATTGCATTTATGCCAGATAGATCCCCTGCGGTAGCAATTGTTGTATTTAAAAAACTGCCAAAAGGCACTATATAACCTATAGCAGATCTATTTGTTCCGACAAGTCTGTTGTTTTCTATTTCACGAGCTAAAAATCTAAAAAAGTTATTAGTTTGTTTTTGTAAACGTGACCAGTTGACAGAAGCTGTCTCTCTCATAGTACGATAAGCGGCTTTTTCAAGAACATTTTTTTGAAACCTGTCTGTAGCCATTTCAACAGCAACTTCATTGGCTCTTCCTGGTCTAAAAAAATCTTCTGCTGTCATTCCATATTCACGCATAATGGCTTGATTAAGATTTGTACCAAATGCCCAACGCTTTGTAATATCATCTTGTAATCTAACTAGAGTTACAGTTTGAGCACCTTTAGTTGCTCCATCAACAATTTTCCAACCTAATTTTTCAACCTCATCAAGACCTTCAAAAAATCCTTTACTCCTATTATATTTAATCTTATCTAGATTAAAATCAGTAAGTGCATCTCTTACACCACCATCTCCTGCAACATCTCTAAAAAGTTTTTCTGCAATATGCGGTTGTAAAGTTAAAATTTTATCTGCATATTCCATAGGGATGTCTGGAGATATTACATCAAAACCTTTTCTAGCTGCACCTAGTGCAGAACCCCAAGCTTTATTATAAAAAATTTCTGCTTTTTTAGCGTCACCTTTAACGTATTTATAAAAACCACTTTCAGATAAACTTATAGCTGCACTAACAAAATCAGCAGCGGTGTTTAAACTTACAAGTTGTGTAAAACCTTTAATATTAGCACCAGTTGTAGCTAAGTGGGATGTTAAAAGTCTTTTGTAAATTGATAACATGTATGCCCAACGTTGAGGCATATCTGCACCTTTACTAGGTTTCATAAGTGCCATAGCATCTGTAGTGTTTATACCAGCTTTTTCTAAACGACTAAGATGAGATGAAATCCAAAGACCTCTACCAGAATAACTAGCATTAGCTGCAAAATGAGCCGCCATGCTATTGGGAGTTAAGTTACTACTAGAAATAGGATTACCATCATAATCGTAAAAAGTTAATTTTTGTCCAGTTTGATCTTCGAAGTTCTTTACAATCTTTTTTACTTGTCTTGGTTGTAAAAATTTAATTGTCTGAGCAAATGCTCCAGTTGTTCCATACTTCTTTTTCATCGCTGGATGTAAAACCCAGCCTGCATCTTTTATGGTTTCATAATAACCTTTAGTTTTTTGATCAGGACTTCCAAACCAAAACCAATCAAAGAACGCATTTACCGCATCTGTGTTAGAATATTTTTCACCACGTTTTTCTATAAGTTCTTTAGATTTATTTCTGTAATCAATCCAACTTAAAAAGTTTTTACTTTCACCTTTTATAATACCAAAATTTTCATCTACAGTATCAAGTTTAATATTTCGTTTAACCTTAGTTTCAAGAGTTTTTTCTGCTGCCTCTTCACCAAGTTTTAAATTAACATCGTCAAATTCTCTATAAGACATAAATTGAGGTGCAAGACCACTTTTACGAAATTCTTTTGCACCTGCACCCAAGGCAACTAAACTTGGTATAACTACCATAGATCCAGCAGTAGCAAAAACTGTTTGTAAAGGATCATATTCATCTTGAACATCTACTTCCATACGTTGCATTTGATAAACAACATCAACACCTGCACCTATAACAGCATCTGCAGTTGCAAATGGCAATGATTTAAAAGTAGCTTTTCCAATGTTTGTTATAGCAGTATTTTTAGCAACACCTTTTTTTATCTGATCTTGATAAGCTTTAGTCATCATTTTACGTACAACTGCAGAAGATGCTTTAGTTCCTGCAAAACCAAATACTTTACCAAGTCCAAAAGATAAAATAGTGCTAGGATCATATACTGCAGATTTAGTATAATCCCAAACTGCGTCACCCATTTCTCCCCAAGAACCTTCACCAGTAAATGCATTTGTCATTTGATCAAATAGTAGATATCCAGCCCCAAGTTTAGCTTTAACTTCGTCTGATGCAGACATACCATAAGCTATTTCATTACCAGTAGTTACAGTTTGTCCACCTGCAAAAGAACGTTGATAATTTTGCCAAATTTCAAAAACTTGTTCATCATCCATATCACGATAATCACTAAAAGATAATCCACCAATAGCAGCACCAGAGAGACCAGACACAGTACGTCTACCCTTAGTGAGAATACCTCCAGGTGTAAATCTTGCTTCAAGATTACTTCTTACAATATCCATGAGACGATCATCAGCAAGAATATCTTCTTTAGTAAACTGACGACCACCATAGTCTTTAAATATTTGTTGTAAGTCTACAAACTGAGGCTTTTCTTCATCTTCATTTACTTCCACAGAAACAATTTTAGGAGAAGCACTAGGAGATACATAAACCTCTCTTGGAGTTTCTATACCCTTTTCCTCCTCTATTTCAGGAAAAATAGTGTTTAAAGGTGTATAGACTTTTCTTATTTCTGGTTCATCCATAGTACTATCATACCTAGCTATTGAGTTTGTTTCATAACTTGAATTAGCTCTCCACTTGGAAGTCTAAAAACAGTTCCCTCTTCTACGATA